TCTGCAGCCAACCAAGTATCAGATAGAGCAAGAGTCTTCGCTGATAAGCGTACTCGTATTGCAACAAATTATTTTAGCAATTCAGATTTACAAGTGCAGATGTATCAAGGTGCAGACCAATACATCACATTTGGTTTCGTCCCATTCATTGTTGAATTAGACGAAGAAGCAGGGCTGCCGCGTATTCGTGTAGAAAGTCCAATTGGGGCTTACCCAGAGTTTGACCGCTACGGACGCTGCATTGCCTTTGCTAAAAGATATGAACTATCAGTTGCTGAATTAGTATCTCAATTCCCAGAGTACGAAGCACAACTACTAGGCAAAGAAGGTTATGAACAAAACTTAAATTCTAGAATTGATTTTATTCGTTACTACGATAAAGACCAATCCGTTATTTATGTTCCTAGCCGTAAAAATTTAATTCTATCTCAAGCGGTTAATCCACTTGGAAAGATGATGATTGTAGTTGCCAAGCGTCCAACCGTTGACGGTGAGATGCGTGGACAGTTTGATGATGTACTAGGTATCCAACTACTTCGTAATAGGTTCGCATTACTTGCGATGGAAGCAGCAGAGAAATCAGTTCAAGCACCAATTGTTGTTCCACAAGATGTTCAAGAAATTGAGTTTGGTGGAGATTCAATTATCCGCACAAACAATCCCGCAGGTGTTCGCCGTGTTGAGTTACCTATACCTGCTGGTGCATTTACTGAACAAACAATATTACAACAGGAATTAAGAACTGGAACACGTTATCCAGAATCACGTACTGGTAATATTGATGCAAGTATTATTACTGGTCAAGGTGTGCAAGCACTCATGGGTGGTTTTGATACACAAGTTAAATCTGCTCAGGCTATCTTTGCTTCAGCACTTAAAGATATTATATCAATTTGTTTCCAGGTAGATGAAAAATATTTTGATGTTGAAAAAACAGTTCGTGGTGTAGATGCTGGTTCTCCATACAGTATTGACTATAAACCATCAAAAGATATTAAGAAAGATTATTCAGCCGATGTTAGATATGGCATGCTTGCTGGTCTTAATCCAGCGCAGGGACTTATTTTTATGTTGCAAGCCCTTGGTGGTAAATTAATATCCAAGGATATGGCTATGAGAGAATTACCATTTAGTATTAACGTAACTCAAGAGCAAGAAAAAATTGAAGTAGAAGATATGAGGACTGCATTAATTTCAGCAATGCAAGCATATTCTCAAGCAATACCGCAAATGGCCGTGCAGGGACAAGACCCAACAACCATTGTTAAAAAAATGGCAGAGGTTATTAAGGCTCGTCAAAAAGGTGTAACTCTTGAAGATGCAATAGAAGATATCTTTGCACCAGAATTACCTCCTGCTGGTGCCGAACAAATGGTTGAGCAAATGTCCCCTGCTCCCGCAGGCTCAGCAGGAGGTCCTATTCCAGCACCAGTACAAGGTCAACAAGCAGGTGCTCCAGATATTCAAAGTTTACTTTCTAGTTTAAGTTCAACTGGTAAAGGAACTGCTAGTGCAAGGCGTGTAATTAAACGATAAGTTAGAAGGGGACTATGACTGCAATCGTTGGTATTCAAGGCAAGGGTTGGGCTGTCATAGCATCCGATTCAATGACCACATATACAGATAGACCATATGTAGCCAAAGGTTGTGACAAGATAGTTAAGGTTGGAGAATATTTAGTTGCAGTAGCAGGTGATGCTATTGCGGGAGATATTCTTAATAATTTATGGCAACCACCTAAAGTAATTAAAACACAAGACCCAGATAGATTTATGATGATTAGAGTATTGCCATCTATAAAACAAACTTTAACTGAAGCAGGATATGACCCAAATCCTAAAGGTAAGAATGATGATGATGCTGGGTGGGATGCATTAATTTGTTTTAATGGAAAGTTATATCAAGTTAGTGATGACTATGGATATATGAGAGACGATAAAGGTTTTTATGGCATTGGCACAGGTGGTGGATTAGCCCTTGGTGCATTAGTATCAATGGAATCTGAAACTAAAACACATGCTAAAGCAACAGGTGCAGCAAAGAAAGCAATTAATATAGCAATCCAATACAACATATGGTGTGGTGGAACTGCAAGTATTAAAACACAATTTACTAAGTAGGAGGAAAAGTGGAGCAAGGTGGATATAGAAAACCGAATAACCCAGCCCCAGTATCAGGCCCTGGCGCTCTTAGTCAACGTACTGACGGGGGCCCAACACAAGCCGCAACCTACATACCAGGATTACCACAAGGAGAAGGACAAGCAACCTACGACCAACAAGTAGCAGCGCCTATGATGGGTGCTGTATCTATGGAAGACATTCAAGGTGCACCAGTTGTTACTAACCTATCTGCGCCAACAGAATTTCCTAATGAAGAAATACATCATGGAGCATCATGGGGAGATAGTCCAACTATTAATCCTAATTCTATTGGTGGAATTGGTGGTACTAATCCAACTAATATAATTTTTAGAATGATGAGTAGTGACCCATCTGGTAAATTAGAAGCATTATATAACAGATTGAATCTTTCTTAATGTCTGTTAATTCCAATTTAACACCATTGCCTCCCTTAGCAGACAATCCATTTAATCCAACGCTTGCGTCTGCTGACCCATTAATGTATGCAGCAAGTGGTGCTGGTTCATGGTCACAAGAAGAAGCAGTAGTTGTTACCAACCTATTAAGTTATTTATCATTAGATAATGATTTAGTAAAAAATAAAGATATTGGAAAAGCAAGAAAACAATATGGTTCTTTAGATAAAGATACAAAACAATTTTTAAAGTTTTTAAATCCAGAAGCAGATTATCAACAAGTACCTAAAAATATTTTTAGAAAAATTGCTGAAGCAAGTGTTAGTGGAGTAGCAGAACCATTTAGGTCTACTTTAGATGCACTTGAAAAATATGGCAAAGGTGTAAAATCTGTTTATAAATTAGGTGTTAACGCAGAAGAAACAATTAATACAATTATTACACAAGGTGTCCCAACTGTTGATAAAAAAACTGGACAACCTTTATCAACTGCAGAAGGTTTTAAAAAAGCATTAACTAATAAATCTTGGTCTGATATATATGAAGGTAAAAATTCATGGCGTGAGTCAAGTCTTCAAGAACTTGAAGGTAAGTATGGATATGCTGCATCTTATTTGGCTAGAAAATTAATTGATGGTGTAAAACCAGCCGATATTTTAAGAGAGTATGGCGAAATTGATGCACCATTAACTAAAGCCTTTCAAGATTTTGCTTCTCAAAATGATAGTTGGAAAAAACTTTATGCAGAACATAAAGGTCAGCAAATTAATCCAGGTAATGATATAACTAATTTTTTAAATAAAACACTACCTCCTAAAGATTTAGGAACTGTTGGTGATTTTATTAAAAATACAGTTGGTACAATTCCATTTATTCCCGTACCAGTTGCGGAAGAAAATAGATGGGCAGTTAAAAACATTAACCCATTTACTTATAAAGAAAATCAATGGGCATCACCATCTGGCGCAATTAATGTTCCTTATACAATAGTTAGCGACCCACTTACTTGGTTAACTGGTGGCTCAACTAAATCATTAATGGCTGGACAACAATTAGCAAAAGAAGTTTATGGTGCTAAAACAGTTCAAAGAATTGCTGAATTATTTCAGAATCCACAATTTAATACAAAAATTTCTAAAGTTGCAGATGATATTAATGAACTTAGAGCAGCAACAGAAGCAAAAGATTTTGCTCAAGCAGGAGTTATTAGAACTCGTATAGCCACATTACATCCAGAATATGACAATGATGGATTAATTAATCATTTAGTAAATACTAAAGTTTTAAATGATAACCTAGATGAAGTTCCTATTACTAATCTTGATACAATGCAAAAGTTTTTTGAGCGTGGAGAAAATGTATCATATATTACTGATTTAAAAATTAATGGTATAATTCAACAAAGAGCACACAACATTGCTTTAGAACGTAGAACAAGAGCCTTTACAGATAAAGGAAAAGTATTATTTGATGAGTTGGTAAATGGTGTTGATAGTGCTGTTTTGGCAGGAAAAAAACCTATATCTAAAGAAGCAATTAAAACATTAGATGCATGGGAAAATTTTGTTCTTAAAGATATTGATTTAGGAAAAACTGTTCAACCTAATGATGATATTATTAAAACATTAACTTTACAAAAAAATAGACTTACTAAATCATATAATAAATTATTTGCAAAGATGCCAGCAAGTAGTGTAATTTTTCATCAAGATGAATTTGTTTATAAGACAGCAGATAATTTTAGACAATTAACAAGATTTTTAGTTGGTGATAAATTAGTTGCTAATATGCTTACTCAAAGATATTTATCTAGAAGTCCAGAAGAAAGACTACATACTCTTAAAGTAATGTATAATTTTTATCTTGATAAAATTGGCATGTCCTCTACTCCAGATGGTTTAACTGCTAAACGTGCATATTTAGAAAATATTTTTGGTTCAGAATTTGGGTTACGTCCAATTATTAATATGACCATTCCTAAACATATGGATAACTCTGCATTAGGTGCAGTAGATGTTGGCACAACTTTGCCACCTGCTGCTAGCCAAATTTTTCATACAACACCAGGAATATCACAAATTTCATTTGATGATGTTCTTAAAACAACATATGATTTAGGTGGCTTGCGTGGTAGTATACTTAAAAATATTGCAGCATTTTCAACTTATAATTCTGGAATGCGTGCTATTCAAACTGGCTGGACTGGTTTAATATTACTTCCAAAAGTTGGTGCAAAGAATGCATTTGATAATTTTGTTGTTGGTGCTTTAGTACTTGGTCCAGATGAATTAATAGGTTTATTTAGTGGTAAAGGCAAAAATTTAAGTAAGACATTACAAGCATATACTGCTGATAAAAAAACACAAGGAATGTTAAAAAGTGGATTTCTTAGTTTAATTAAAAAAAATCCAGCAGAATATATTAGTTCTGCTGAAAGAAAAAGACTTCGTGGTTTTGCTGATGTAGAAAAAGTAATTGAATTACCAAGTGGTATGGTTATAACAATTAAAAAAACACTTCCATTAAAAGATGTATTTGAAGGTTCAGTTGCAGAAAGAATTGCAGCCGTAGCAACGGCAAAATTTGGTAAATTAGATTCTGAAGATGCTAAAAACTTTGTTACTTTTCTTTCAAATAATTCACATGCCGTAGAAGGTATTACACATTCTTCAGTTGCCGCAACTTTTGCTAATCAAATAGTTGATGGCGGTATGGCTGATGAAGTTTTTGGTAAATCTTCTTGGGCAACAGCCCTTGAGGCTGCTGGCAGAGAACAAACTGGCAAATATAAAATAGATGCATATAACCTTATTGGTGGTGCTAATAGAACATTAGCGCATATGGCTACATTTCGTCAACATATTGGTTTTAATAAAAAAGGAAACATAGATTTTGGTGCAGCATTTATTGAAAACAATGCTTTAAAGACAGCCAACGATGTTGAAAATTATGTTAATCAACTTATGGGCAAAATTGGTTGGATTAAAGATTCATCAGGCAAATATGTTGCTAAAGGTGAAGGTATTAAACGTGGTAAAGATGGTAAAATAATTGTTGATGATAAAAAATCTTTACAAAGAATTAAAAGTTTTAATGGACTTTTTCTTAAATCTTCTACATTTAAACAAGAAGGTAAAACAGAAGCAGATATAAGCGAAAGTATTATTCGTGGTAGCATGGCAGAATTATATAATGTTTTTCATGGTAGTGCT